GAAGCAAGGCGGTCATACAGGTTGTCTTCAATCGCCTCTTCGGTGATCGAAAACGCCAGTGCAATCGTTTCGTGAGTATAACGTGCAGTGAATGTCTCCTGCGCGTCATCAAACGAGATGGCACCACCTTCTGACTTAACCGGCGCAGTGCCGAAGCCAGACAGCATTACCTCTTCTTCAAAAGCACGGTCTGAGGTTTCTTCTTCAAAGATCTCAGAATGCTCTTGCTCGTAGCGATCATACTCAAGGCCGAAGAGAGCATTCAGTCCGGGCTCAAGCTCCTTCGCCAGTTGTGCGCGAGAAATAGCCATTACTCAATCTCCCTTAAATACCAGTAGAGTCAGCAGTCGTCTGAGAATCTGAAGCTGACGCTGGCGAGTTGAAGTGGAAGTTAAACCGAACTACAAAGTTCACTCCCGCCGCATCATAGTCAAGGTTGGCCACATCTGTGGTCAGCCCGACAATACGCATAAACAGCGTTGCTGTTGTAGCTGCGGTAGAAATGTCTAGTTCAGCAGTGGATCGGCCTGTGTTGGTAGACCCTGAAGTACCATTTGCCAAGGAGCAGTTGGAGAAAACATCGGCCAACGCGGTTGCCCGGTTGGTAACGCTTTCATCAGCGGCGACCATGAACAGTTGGTTAGGGTTATCAGCAACAAAAGCTTTAACAGGGAAGTTAGTGTCTACACTAACGTTGTTAGAGCCGGGCCAATAGTTTTTGAAAACGGTCTTCTTGCTAGAGCTATCAACGTACTCTACGCCCATTAGGACTCCAAGAGCGGGGACCGTACCACCGTTAGCTGCGCCAACGATATCAATCACACCAGCAGCCAACGGGATCACCGGAGAATACTGGTAGATAACATTGGTGTTGTCATTCGCAATCTCGTATTGCGTAACACCTGTGGTATTAGCACTCGCGCCATTAAGGCCAATAGGACGAAGACCAAAGGCAGTATCTTGATTTGCCATCGATTAGTTCCTCGTTCAGTGCGGCCCTATTTCTTGGGGCCGCCAAAAGTTACACGACTTTGACGCTCGGGTTTACCGATTGTCATAGTTGGATGAGCGTTTTCTCGCAACATATCACTCTCAACAGCTTCGATCTGGTCCGCGTTACGTTGAGCAAAATACTCAGCGCGTTCCTGAACTGTTTCAACTGGTATCCGTGCGAGCATCAATCCACCCACGCCAAATACACCCTCATATCTACCTGATTCAATTACCGGGGACTCAAAATCGGGGTATTCGTCTTGCCGTACTAGCTCATAGCCTTCCCGCAATCTTGCTGAAATGTTTTTCGTGTCATCAAAGCCACGAACTTCAGCACGAATCCAACGATGTTTAAACCCTTCTGGTGCAGGCGGTGCGTCCAACATGGACGGGGGAGCCCAAGGCTTACGAGTTCCTTGTTTTTCCCGTGACGCTGCATTACGTGAGGCGCGTTTAATGCCTTCAAAGCCTTTTTTCTCTTCCGACATGTCCATCACTCCTTCACGTACTTCGCGTACTCTTCAAGCGGCACTCCCAACTTTTTAGCAATGGCAACTTGGGTCTGGGAGAGTCGAACCCTTTTGCCGCGCCCAGATGAACTGGAACGTGAAACGCCAGCCACAGCCTGAGCAGGTCTACGGCTAGTTGATTGATCTTCTCCAAATTTATGCGGAAACTCCCGCTTAATTCTGGAATCTAGCTCAGTATAATAGTCATCACTCTGAGGATCAAATCCTTCATCCTCAATCAATTTTTTATGTATTCCAAAAGCAGCAAAGGTCATCGCCTCGTCTTGACCAAACCAAGCGTTACGGCCCGCCCAATCTTCCGCCTTAGCGTCAGGTCTAACCGGTTGTTGGGGCTGTTCATAAGCCTGCGGCTGTTGATACTGCTGATTTTGAGCCGCTTGTTGATAAGCTTGGGCCTGCCGTTGGGCGGCAGAATAGTTGTTTGCCGCTACAGAAACGTCTGTAAGGACTTTTTGTGCAGCAACGGTGCCGTCCGCATCCCCAAGCTCTACGGCCCGTTTTAGAGCCGCTTCTGCTTGCTGTTGCTGTAATGCCAAACGGTTTCCATATTCAGACATGTACCCTTGGTCTAAATTTTCCATCCGTTGACGAAGCTGCTGGGCCTCACTTTGAACATTTTTGGCGTAAACCAGAGCTTCTTCTCGCTCTCGTTCCGCGTCTCGCATTTTTTTGGTCAAACGGTTGATGCGCTTTTGCACAGACTCGCTGTACTGCTCCATCTCCGCCTCTGCCCCTGGAGCCGTGTCTTCTGAAACAGAGACTTCCGCGACCTCTTCTTGGGTGTTTTCCGCCTCCGATGCAGGAACTTCTACCTCTGTTTCCTCTGCATCACCCACCTCTAGCTCAAACTGAGCGTTTTCCGCAGCATTTGCCATGCTGATTACCCTCCTTACAGACTAAGAATATCTTCGGGATCGTCAATGACCGCAAGAATCTCATCATCATTCAAAATCCTGCACTCACCGCCCTCTATGCGAAACCGAGAACCCGCATAACGAGCAAAAATAACCCATTGTTTTTCTTGGCACCAAGGCCCATCTGGGAATTTTTCTTTGTCTTTGTAACAAAGAGAGCCTTGTTTTACGACATATCCCACCACTGTCTGTATTTGAGTGTCGTCTAATACTTTAGTGGGGATGTAAATGCCGCCATCTGTGGTTTCTTTACCACGATACGGCAAAATAAGCATTCTCCACCCGGTAGGCGTGGGCATTCTGTCCAGCAAACTTTTATCCATAGCTGCTGGATCAAGAACTTTTGGTTGAGGGGCTTTATATAAGCTTTTTATGCCTTCTTCAGCACTTTTAAGATCGACTGTTTCCGCTAAATCAGTCATTTAGTTGCTCCTGTTGTTCTAGCAGGCCCGAGAGTTCCTGTGCAATGTGGTTTAAAGCAGCTATTTCACCCATTAGGTGTTGATACTGCTCCATTGATTTAACTTGGTTGTTTTCCAACAACTCTAAAACTTGGGTTCTTCTCTCCTTTATCAGCCTCTGGATAAACTGAACTAGTTGTAAAACGTCCAAGATGCGCTCCGTCTTAGATTATCGTATTTATATACCATTTTGTTATATACGATGCAAGCTAATACGTCCACATTACGGGAGTTGTGACTCTCATGTCGACGTGAACAAACGATTTTGCAACACCTATTCCTGTGAAACCTACAAGAAAAGCTTCCTCTACAATTTTCCGGCGCTGAACACCATTTATCACAGCAATATCAGCGGCTAGTCCCGTCGTATGAATCCCAGGTTTTTCTTTAAGTTTTTCAACGCTGTGTGTGGAAGCCCTGTAACCGGATGTAACTATAAAAGGAAAGTTGCAACGCTCTCGCAACTCATCCAACTGCCCAACAAAACCGGTGTCTATAAAGTTGTCACCCGTTTCTGAACAAGCAAATTCATCCAAAGTAAAATATTTGTAGTTCACTCTTTTTTGCCTTGACCTAAAAACAAACCAAAAACGGCTGTCATAGCCCCAGTGCACACGGAAACCAAACCGGCCTGCTCAAAAGTAGGGTCAGAAAGTGTTGTAAACCAATGAATCACGTCCCACGTCGCCCATGCCATCATCAAAACAAGCACACGGGGTACAACGCGCCACTTGTCAAATGTCTCTGGCGTCATTTTTCACGCGCTATATTTTTGGTTTTTTCAAATGTCCTTAGACCACCCAACCCGAGCATCCCGAGGAGCACGGTTAACAGGCTTTCCATCTCAAAGGCAGGCAATTCAGGGGTTTCCACACCAAATACTGCAATCCCAAAAACAACGAGAGGCTGGCCAACAAAGTGCCAAGCCAAAGCAACCCCGCAAGTCCACCCAACAAATGGCCGCCAACCCGCGACAAACAGTGACTTATGTGCCGCCTCTGCCTTATTAATCTCCAACTGGCCTTTGGCAAGCTCTTGTGCGTGTCGTTCAGACATGGTTGCAATTTCATGAGCTAACCTCGCCTTCTCATCGGCATCCGGGATAAACTTATCTAAAAGCCCTGTTACTGGACCAATAAGTGCCTGTAGCATTAAAAAACGCCCCCGCTTCCACTCTGTGCCGTGTTTGTCATCGGCGCACCCGCATCCGCACGGAAAAGGGCACCTTGGTTTGGGTCCGGTGGCTGCACCGCCGGCATTGACATGTTGTTAATAGCAGGCCCAAGACTTCCGCCGGTCATCTGGCCGCTCGACTGTGGAAAACCACCACCAAAGCCACCACTAAATGGCATCATTTGAAACGGAGGCTGAAATCTTTGGCCCCCAAAGCCACCACCGAAGCCACCACCGAAGGGCCTAGAAATAGGGATTCCTCCATACGGGTTTGGCCGGGGACCCCCTGTCATGGGCGGGGGCATTTGCGGACGAGGCGGGGGCATTTGACCAAATTGTTGATTAAATTGGCTAAAACGATCCATCCCCATGCTGTACTGTTCTGGCGTCATTTGAGCTAATTGATTAAACATGCCAAAACCGCCGCCCATAGAAGGACCAAATTGCTGTCGGAATTGGCCAAAACGGTCCATCCCCATGCTGTATTGCTCTGGAGACATCATCGCCAACTGATTGAAAAAGGCTCCGATTCCACCAAACCGGTTGCCGCCAAATGGTCTTGGCGGTTGTGAAATTGGCGGCGGAGTGGGACCCCCTGTCATAGGAGGCGGAGGAGATTCCGGAATCGGAAAAATATCGGGCGTAGGCGTGGGACCCCCTGTCATAGGAGGCGGAGGAGGTCCCGGAGTCGGAAAAATATCGGGCGTAGGCGTGGGGATCGGGACAGGCTCTCCCTTGTCATCAGGGGCAATTTTAATTCCTCCTGTTCCTTCTAACGGCGTACCTGCAAAAGGATCAGGCACAAAGTCACGAGACGGTCTAAACGGTCTAGGGGTCGGTGGACGAACTAACTGTGAGCTAAACCTTGGGTCACGGTTAAATGGAAAAACGTATGGGTTTTGATTCGCTACCTGCCCGCTAGGAAGGATTGTTCCGGGGGCGGCCATGCGGCCTCCTAAACTAGCGGGTCCTTGCGTTATCGCCTGTCCCTTCATCCGGATCAACTGCTGATTAACTGGACTTCTGCCGCGAGCAAGTTCCGCTTGTGCTTGTTGCATAGCCCTTATGTCTGGTCGTATAGAACTAGCAAAAGGAGATGCCTGATTCATGCCCCCAATACCGAGTCCAGAAAGTTGCCCTTGAAGCTGAGATAGCGATTGCATGGGCCCCTGTAATGATCCGGGAGCCGCGGGCATACCTCTAATCCCCTGCCCCAAAAGATTTGAAAAAGGACTTCGGCTAGGCGAATTATATAAATCGTAGAGCGCAGGGTTGTCTGAAGCTACAAGCATTTTGTCACCTACGCGCTAGTAAAACGTGAGCCACGTAACGCGGCACCCATGCCTCGCTTCGTACCCGTGGTTACTTTGGCAAACATCGTATCTGGCGTTTTCTCTTCCTTAGCCGAAGCATATGGAATAGAACCCTGCCCTTGAATCTCTGCCTTGTTCACAGGGGCCGGTGGATTTTTTGGTGGAGCGCCATTTACTTTAACAGTCATCTCACTCTCCTTTTTTTAACAATTCACGTTGCAAAGCGGCATCAATACGTGCCTGCGTCTGACGCTCTTGACTAGCAAGCCTCTGCTGGAACTCAGTGGCCTTATTTTGCATACGTTGCTGGTCCAATTGCAACTCCGCTTGATCCATCTGAGCGTCCTGCTGCATTTTCTGCTGATCCATCTGAAGCTCTTGTTGCTTCAATTGTATCAAAGGATCAGGACCCTGTTGCCCTTGACCACTAACCTGTGCAGAAAGTTGCTTGAGCTTCTGGAACTCCTGTGCGTTGATCTGAGCGGTCATAGACTCCAACTGAAGCTCTTGCTCGGGATTAAGGGGCTGACCCCCTGTTTGCTGAAGCATTTGCGCCGTAGCCATTTCCTGGGACTTTAACTTCACATGTTCAATTACGTGCTTCTGTAACAAAATCGGTACTTGTGGGATAGATTGAAGCGTGGGTGCTGTGGCAAAGACCAAGTGCGTCATGATGTGAGCATCGTGATCTTGTCCCTCAAACGCTTTCAACTGAACCATATCCATCACATCGATATTTTCTTGCGCTGGGTCTTTTGGTATCGGATCTTCCGATGATGGGGCAATCAATATCTTGTCAATATCATTGACCCCCAACGCCTCATACATGCGACGATAAGCCTCGTGCATATCATGCATCTGCGGGGCTTGCTGCGCCATTTCAAGCTGAGATTGCGCCATCGCTATACGTTGTGCCTGTGAAAAAGTATTTGGGTTGGAGACAGGTATAACATCTACCCGATCATCGAAGTCTTCTCGCATGATCGTGCGGTCACCACCAGATACAGCATACGGGTACTCTTGCGGCAAATACTCCGACATCACCCGAGCCAACAGCCTGAACTCTTGCTTCATGCTGTAATGCAGACGTTTGTGGACCGCACTCATGACCCGTGAGCCTTGTTCCAACAACGCCACTGTAGTGCCCACAGCAGCCTGTTGGTTGCCGTCCCCTACCTTCATGTCGGTTATGGTGGCAAAACGCCGTCCTGCGTCCACCACGAAGCCCAGAAGCTGCATCAGGGTGCCGTCCGGCCCTTTAAAGGGTAAAGGCATCAAAGAATCACGGATCGCGCCACCCGGTGCGTCCACGTCTCTAAACTCACCCGGTTGCAAAGGCTCTTCATCGTCACGTACCCGCAGACCCCTAGCCTTGAAACCCGCAGGAAGATTGGACAAAGTGCCCGCATCAATAAGCTGACGCAACGCCGCGGTAGCCGTTCTGGACAAACCACCAATGGTGTGAATCAAACCAAGGCCATAAAACCCAAAACCCGGTAAAAACTTGTAGTGAACAAAATATTGTATCTTTTTCTTACGGTCATCATCTTCCCTGAAGTTGCGTCTAATTGACAGTATCTGACCGTTATCTTCGCTTATCGTGACGATATACGGGACTTTGATGCCCGTTGGCTCGCCATCTTCCCCCATGTCTTCAAAACCAGACAAGTCCAAATTGACGTGGCACTCCAAAAGAGTGCAGTCATAATCCAGATTACTGGGCTCCATGCCCTCTAACTTGTCCAACTCACCTGAGATTTGACCATCGTCAGACTGAGATGGAATAACAGAGATGTCCCTATAGAACCCCATGACCTGTCTAATACGCAGATCATTCAAAGACATCTTGACAACCTGCGTGATGTTTTCACACGAATCAAGGTCCGTGGCCCCATAAGGCACCACAATGTCCTCTGCCGGGACAAACTTACTTACCGCCCGGTCAATCGCCTCATCAAAGTACACTTTCTTGAAAGCAGACCCTGCCAAAGGCAAGTAAAACAACATCTGATCAAACTCAGGCGTATACTCGTCCATCACGTTCGTGATGTAGTAGTTCATGAACTCTTTAACACGAAACGCTTGCGCCTCATTGCTCTTGGTCTTTTCTCCCACAACATGTGTGCGAACAGGACCAGAAGGCGGCAAAAGCTCATTGAACGCCTGCGCCTGAAACTGTGTGGCAGCCTCTGCAAGCAATGGGTGTGTCACACCTGTAGCGCCACGAAAAGGCATTGTGCGCTCTTCGTAGTTGTAGCCCAGAAGCTCCAAGCCCTTGGAATAAGCGTCCTCCCACTCAGAACGAGAGGATTTGTTAGACTCAAAGTCCTCCAGTAGTTTGGAAGAAAGGGCTCCAAGCTCCCGGTCATCTAGCTCTTCCGCTAGATTGCCGTAAAAATCGCCGCTACTCAGTCCCATCATCGCCATGGGATCAAGGTCAACAATGACACCCCCATCATCCTGGGGCTCAATCTCTATGCCTTCTGGCAAAATATCGTTAACAGAACCTACAAAAGTGCCGGGAGCCGCGATCTCTATATCAAGCTCCATCTCGGCTTCTTCTACTTCAGGCGCTGTTGTGCTGTCCATCAAGGACGAAAGAAGTGCTTTATCGTCACCGTTTGCCATAAGTAACCCTTATGTTTCCGGCACTATAGTATCACGGGGTACAGCTTACTGTAGAAGTGCCGTCTGCATTATTTGTAACGGTACAGGTAAGCTGTGGAACACTGTCCATAATGTTTTGGATGGCCGCAGTATAGTCCGTCCAGACCGTACTCATAAGGTCATTGTTGCCCTGATCCATGGTCAGGATAGTGTCAAACCCGTCTATTGCAACGTTTGACACGCCCGTTATACCCGCCGTACCCAAGGTGGTTGTAGCGTCTAGACCCGCAGTTCCAAGGTCTACCAACCCATTTACAGCCGTGTTAGAAATAGAAACGTTAGAATCAAACCCGGCAGAACCCAAGGCCCCAAGCTCTGTCATACCTGTAGTGCCCAAGGTCACCAGACCATCAATAAACCCAGAATAATCCACGTTGCCCGCAGCATT